TGCCCCAAAAGCAAAAGCAAAGCCAGCTCCTAAAAAAGCTGTAGTAAAGAAAGGTAAGTAATATGTCAGATAAAATTTTTCACTGGTCATCTACTTTCAAATCCCTAGGCGAAGATGATGATGGAAGTGTAAATATCAAAGGATATGCAAGCACCAACGCATCAGACAGAGCAGGTGATTGTATTGACCATGAAGCATGGACTAAAAATGGAGGATTAGAAAACTTTAAAGGTAATCCAATTATTCTATTTAACCATGACTATAACAGACCAATTGGTCGTGCTACTTCATTAGAAGTAAACGACAAAGGCCTCGAGCTTGGAGCAAGAATTTCTAAGTCCGCAGGTGATGTAAAAGATCTTATAAAAGATGGCGTACTTGGAGCATTTTCCGTTGGTTTCCGAGTCAAGGACGCAGATTATCTAAAGGAAACCGATGGATATAAAATAAAGGACGCTGAACTATTTGAAGTGTCTGTTGTGAGTGTACCTTGCAACCAGACCGCAATGTTCTCGATTGCAAAATCATTCGATTCTCAATCAGAATATGATGAATGGAAAGCTGAATTTTCGAAAGAAAGTAAACAGGCTCATGAGATGGAAGCAGTAAATACTGACGAAATTGATGCGCCACAAGCCGTGGGTAAAACCACTCAACAGGAGAGACATATGTCTACAGAAAAAACTACTCCAAATGCTGAGTTAGACTTAAAAGCGTTCGCGGAAGAGGTGGCAAAATCAACTGCTGCTAAAATCGCAATGCAACAAGCAGAACAAAAAGCAAAAGAAGTAAGCGAAGCCGAAACAAAAGCTGCTGAACTGGAAACAGAAGCAGTAGAAAAAGAAGCTGAGCAAGAAAAAGTTAAAACAATAGTAACTGCTGGTCTATCAGGAGCTGAACAGCTCGTAAACGACGTTGAAAAACGCGTTTCTGAAAGACAAGGAGATTTAGAATCTGTTGTTAACGAACTACAAAAAGATCTAGCTGATAAAAAAGATGAGATTAACGCAATGCGTGAGTCAAAAAGACATTTTTCAGATAGACAAAACAGCGACTGGCAGAAAGCCTTCCAAAGCGACATTGATGACGCTTGGGTTATGGGTTTAGCTACTGGTAAAGGCTGGAATACTAAACTTGGTCAAGGCACTATGGAAAAAGTTAATGCTCATTCAGGCGTTGCAGTTTCATCAGCTGATTTTGAACAAACAGTATCAACAAATATCGAAAGAGATATTCAATTAGAGCTTGTATTAGCACCGTTATTTAGAGAAATCCAAATGACTTCAGCTACACAAATTCTACCAATCATGCCAGATGCAGGGTATGCTGAATTTACAGCTAACCAAGCAGCTTCTGGATCTTCCCCTCATGGAAACTTAGAGGAAAGAGGCGACACTTATGGTACTCCATATGCTGGCGTTGACATGACTGAAAGAACTCTTTCAACTAAAAAACTTATTTCACAATCATACTTAGGTAATGAAACTGAAGAAGATGCAATTCTACCGATTCTTCCTTTAATTAGAGAGTCCATCGTTAGATCACATGCAAGAGGTATTGAAAATGCACTATTAGTGGGTAACCACGCAGATGGCGTTTATGGTACATCTGGAGCAGCATTTGAAGGACTAGTCACAATGGCTGGGTCTAACAAAACTCAATCTGCTACTGCTTTTGCATCAGAATCTTTAACAGCTTCAATGCTATTGAACGCTAGAAAGCAAATGGGTAAATGGGGTATGAATCCTAGAGATGTAATTTACATCATAAATTCAACTGAATACTTCAACTTATTATCAGATGCAGAGTTCCAAGATGTCAATTTAGTTGGCAACATGGCTACTAAGCTAAATGGTGAAATCGGAGAAGTCTTCGGTTCAAGAGTTATCGTTTGTGACGAGTTCGCTACTCCAGCAGTATCCAAGTTCTTTGGATTAGCTGTTAATGCGAAAAACTTTGTAATGCCTAGATTAAGAGGTGTTACTATCGAGTCTGACTACGAAGTAGCAAACCAAAGAAGAGTATTAGTCGCTTCTCAAAGATTAGGTTTTACCGACCTTATCGATGGTTCAACAGCGTGTCATACACTTCAGTATAAAGGTAGTTAATACTTTTAGAAATTACGTGGTGGGGGCAACTCCACCACACTTTTTAAGGAAAATATATGGCAGATTTAGTTACATTACAGCAATACAAGGACTTCGCAGGTTTGCAGAGTATAAAAAACGATGCTCGTATAAATGTAGTTATTGACCAAGTTTCCCAACTCGTTAAGACTTATTGCGGGAGTACTATTATAGATTATGCTAGTACTAATAAAGTCGAATTTTTTAATATAAAAGATAATTATACTAATAGTATTATTTTAGGAGAATCTCCATTAATAGAAGTAGTATCAGTAGAAGAAAGACAGGATCAAGCAGGCGCATATGTTACACTAATCACAGAAAATTCTGACAGTAGTGGTAAATATGAGTATGTAGTTGATACAGATTCAGATAGTATAGTTCGTACAACTAGTAGTACTGAAAAAGCTTTTGCAAAAGGAATGAAAGCAGTAAAAGTTACTTATAAAGCAGGATATACAAGTACACCTGAAGATTTAAAACTAGCAGTATTTGATTTAATTAAGTACTATATGAAAGATGAAAGAAAAGAAAGACAATCTATATCAGGAGCAAGTGTAGAAAATATACTGTCTTCCAGCTTATCAGGTAATATAGGATTTCCAGACCATATCAAAAGAATATTGGATATGTATAAGATATATAGCTAATGGCAATAAATCAATTAAAAACTCAAATAAAAGCTGAGTTAGATGCCATTTCAAAAAAAATGAAAAATGACCCTGGTGGTACTTACTATTATGGAAGTCCTACTTTAACAGAAGTAACTTTTAAAGGTTCTACATTTATAAAAGCATATACTGAAGTTACAGAAAAAATTATAAAAGGAATGGTTAGTGTAAATCCTGGCATTTCAATAGTTAGTAAATATAATACTCCTTATCAATGGAAAAAAGCTTTAGCAGATGCTGTAGCTCATATATCAACTGCTAAAGGTTTGCAAGTAAAAACAAAATTTGTAAGATTTGAAAAACCAGGTACTATGGTTGATAGTAGTAACATACTACAACCCGTTTTAAAAAGTGGAGTATATGGAGATGAACTATCTTCAACTCAATTAAGATTAACAATTGTTAGAAAACAAGGAAATAAACAAGCAGAAGACATATTTAAAGCTTTAAAAGATTTAGTTTGGAATATGTGGGTAGAAATAGTAAATAGTAAGATAAAGGGAACTGGAGAACGTATGCCTTCATCTACTGATTATGGACAAAGACATAGTATGTCTTCCAAAGACCCAGCAACAGGAAAAGCTGTAAAAGGAGGTAGAGTAATTGGAGTTGATTCCAACAAGACTATTTCTAGTTTGCTTTCAGGGGCAGGAATAAAAGCATCACATACAGCAGATACTTCTTCAGGACTAGAAACTTTGAGAAGATTTAAAGATAAGGCACCAACACTTGCTGCAAGTCATTTAGTAGGTACTTATGATTTAGCAGAAGATGTAGAAAAAAGTTTAAAAGTAGACTACGGAAGAAAAAGATTAAAAAAGAAAATAGGTAACTATACTCAAGCTAACTATATTTCATTAAATATAGATACTAATCCTACTGAACGTACAGACATAGGAGAGTTAAAAAAAGCTATAGTAAAAGCAATTGATGAAAGAATAAGTAAAGCAGTTAAAAAAGGTCTTATATTATCACCTAGTGATAAGTCCAGCACTCCTTTTACTGATGCTGTTGCAGAAGACGCAATTATTGATATGCTTATTCCTTTTACTAAAAAGGGAACCCCCGATAAAAGATTTAAAATAGTAAAAAACTTATCTGCAAAACAATTAAAATCATTAGAAGATAATATAGTTGTTAAGCAAGGTATTAAATCTAAAGGTGCTGTAACAAAACTCATTAGAATGAGAGCCGCAGGAAAAGTAATAGAAAAAACAAAAGCACCAGAAAAAGGTCAAGAAACACAACAACAAGATTTACTAAAACTTAAAAGACAGATAAATAAAAGATTACCTGCTGAAGTTAGAAGAAATATGGGAAGACCTGCATTACGTAATCAAACAGGTCAATTTTCTAACAGTGTAGAATTAACTAAACTAAACTATACTAGAGCTGGAATAGCAGGAGATTATACATATACTTTAACTGGTGGTGGAAACAGTAAAAACAAAACAGGAGTATATTCTACTTTTGAAAATACAGGGGCAAAACAATGGCCTTCAGGGTATAATCCAAAAAGTTTAATTACAAAAAGTATAAGAAATTTAGCAATGCAATATTCAGAAGATAAATTTGTACAACTTAGGAGAAGATAATGGCGTCTACATATAGAACAGCAAGAAAAAAGATAATAGACTCATTAGTAAAGAAGATTAAAGAAATTGATGGGAATCACCCATACAATTCAAATGTATTTAATAATGCTCATAGTGGCATGATATTTTTAGACGACATTCAAGAGTACCCAAAAGTATGCGTGGTATCTGGAGACGAAACTAGAGAGTATCAACCAGGAGAGTTTAAATGGAGATTCCTGGCTATAGACATAAGAGTTTATGTTGAAGACCAAGATGACCCACAGGAAGTCTTAGCTATTTTAATGGAAGACATTGAAAGAGTTATCGACGACAATGATATTCTGACTTATGATGATACTGTAAGTCCGAATTTAACAACAACTTCCTTAACATTATTGTCATTAACTACAGACGAAGGGGTATTAGAACCCTTAGGAATAGGTGAAATGTCTTTAGTGTGTAGGTATTAAACGAAATTACAAACGCTGATAAACATCTAGCGACGTACTTTCAAAGTAAAAAAATAGGAGAAAGCAATGGCTTTAAATCTATCGAGAAATACCAAAGTATTTGTCAGCTCTGCAAACGGAGTTGGTGCTACTGGCGGAGTAAAGACTGCCCACGTAAGTACTGCGGGAACAGGATATGCTGTAGGCGATATCGTAACATTAGGAACAACTTCTAGTGACGGTACTGGCTTTAAGTGTATTGTTTTAAGCATTACTGGTGGCGGCTCAACCGGACCAGTTGCTACTATTGGTATCCCTAATAACTTTAGGGGAGCAGCTTTCGTGGCAAACGAAACTGCAACAGAAACAGCTGTAGAAAACTATGCAGGAACTAATAATGGTTCAGCAACAGGACTTGTAGTTACTGTCGACTCAGTCGCAGCAACAACAACAGCAGACGGCGGAAGAACAGGAACTGGAAAGTTCAAAGGAAATGAAGTAGACTGCAATACTTTTAGAATTGGTGTATTAGATGGATATAGCTTCTCACAAGGAAGTGATTCAACTGATGTAACTATATCAGAAGCAGGTGCTGCACCAAACAGGGGCTCAAAAAGATTCAATGATTCTTTACCTCCAGCAGAATGGTCATTTGGTACTTATGTACGACCATTTGTTCATGGAGCAAATAGTTATAGAGCAAGCGGAACTTCTGACTGCTGTGAAAACATACTATGGGCTGCACTAGCAGGAACAGGGCTACCTAATGCATCAGATGCTTCAGGTGCTGCTGTAGAAGTAACAACAGGTTCTCAGTTTGGTTCATTATGTAAGTTTGACCAATCAGACGTTCATGAACTTATGAAACTAAGTATTTATTTCGCACTAGAAAACACAACATACAGGTTAAATCAAGCACAGATTAACCAAGCAGAAATAGACTTTTCTATTGATGGTATAGCACAGATCACATGGTCTGGTAATGCTACCACTATCGACCAAGTCTCAGAAGCAATCGAAGACCCTTCAAAACATATTATTCAGGGTACTTCAGCAGCTGTACCAACTAGTTCTAATGTAGATACTCATGCGGAAACATTTAATTACGCAGATACTACTGGACCAAGTGATGCTGACTACTTAAGAAATAAACTTTCAAGTTTATATCTTGATTCAGATGCACAAGGTGGAGGCTCCGCTTCTAATGGGTTAGATGACACAACTTATGATATTAATATCACAGGTGGTTCTCTAACTATTGCAAACAACGTTACTTATGTAACACCAGAAACCATTGGTGTTGTAGATAAGCCGATTGGCTCATTTACAGGTGCTAGGGTAGTAAGTGGTTCTTTAACCATGTACCTTGATACCAAATCTAATGGTTCAAACCAGCTTTTAACTGACTTAGCTAATGCTACGGACCTCGTGACTAACGTATTTGATTTACGTTTATTTATGGGTGTCGCAGGAACAGTAGATACAGACAATGAAGGCATGGAGGCAGATGATTTTACAGCACCAGGTGTTGAATTCAATATGCCTAAGGCTCATTTAACTGTTCCAACAGTTGAAGTAGGAGACCTTATTTCGGCTTCAGTAGAGTTCGCAGCTCACGGAACCGACCTTCTGACAGGTGACGAAATGTCAGTTAAATATTTAGGAAGTACCTCTCACACTCAAAGTGGCTATGCTGCTTCAGGTGCTAGAGCTCTAGACGCTTAAATATAATGTCTTATAGTTTTCTCAAGGAGAGTAAGCTATACATCGAGTATGGTGGTAGTAAATATAGAATATATACTACTACTGCCATCTCTTTTTCTCAAACATTTGCGGAAGATTCGTACCCAGTAAAGACTTTGCACGATCAATCAAAAATGTTAGCAGGAACAACTATAACAAAAGCCAATCCGGCTCAGTTTAGTTTTACAGTCCCTTTAACAGCGGAGAAAGATGAGTCTATTGTTATGGACTTAATAACAGATTTAGTTGCTACTAGTGATTCTGATATAGAAACACAACAACTAAAATCTTTTAATATATATGTTCAAACAGGAAGCAGTACTTTTAAAGTAGAAAGTTGCGTAATAACTGGAGCTAACTTCAGTTTCTCACAACTAGAACAATTTAAAGTAGAAATAGAAGGACAGGGAACAAAACTATCTAGGATAGGAAATGAAAGTTATAATCTCGGAGTGATTCAATCTGAATCTCCCACAAGAACACCTCTTTTAATTTATCCAGAAGTAACTGTAGATAGCTTAAATATGACAAGTATTATAAGCGTATCTGTACAGATACAAAATAATGTAGATTGGACACCTTTCGAAACACTTCATAGCAGCTTAGATGTTACTAATTCAAGTAATGCTATGTTTCCAAGTGCATACGTGGTATCAGAAAGAATTGTATCGGGAACAATTAATCAATACCAAACAGATAATAATATAACACAATTTGATGACTTTAGTACTAATAGTAATATTAATGTTTTAGCAAAAAAGAAAGACGGTACAACATTTTGGGCAATTCAAATAAATCCAGGAATGTATACTGCAAGAATGAATGTAGCAGACGTTTACAATCAAGCTTATGATTTTCGCTCAACAGACAATACAGCTTTAGGAACAAGAATCACAACATATTCATAGGAGAATATAAAACATGGAACTAAAAAGCTTAATAGTGGATAGTAAAACCACTTGGGTAGAGTTTCCAGGACTTGACGGTTTTGAAGTCGAGTTAGCAAACTTATCCCGAAAAGAACTAGTGAATCTTAGAAAAAGATGCACTCAAAATAAATTTAACAGAAAAACTAGAGCTTTTGAAGAGTCTTTAGATGATACTAAATTTGTAAAAGAATTTACAGCTTCAACCGTAAAAGGTTGGAAAGGATTAAAGTTAGGATACCTAGAAGATTTACTATTAGTAGATTTAAATGGGCAAGACATAGAAACACAACTTGATTTTACTATGGATAATGCAATGCAATTAGTAGAAAATTCAAGTGAGTTTGATAACTGGCTCAATGAGGTAGTCTTTGACTTAGAAAACTTTCGTTCAAAAAAGCAAGAAGAAAATAAAGAAGAAACTGGAGATATTTCTTAAGCACGAAGAAATAGGAATGTCAAAAGACCAATACTTACGTATGGTCGAACAAACAGGTGAAGAAATAGATTGGGATAGATGCCCTCCAGAGGCAAGTGACTTCCCTGAATCTACTATAACAGCATTAAATATATTTTATTCTTTAGGAGATAGAATATTTCCTGATGTTGGGTATATAGGAAAAGATTATTCCAATCTAAAATTACTATTTGATTTATATTACATTAAACACCAATCAGAAATAGATTGGATAACCGAATTATTATTGTGGTTAGAAGCACACACAATAAAGAAATCTCAAGAAAACTTAAAACAAGAAATGGAGAGATTAAAAAGAAAAAAATAAATGGCACAAGGCAAAAATACAGTATTAGTAGAGTTTCAGATAGTCCAAAAAGGAAAAACCATTTCCGTTGTACAAAAAGAAACAGATAAGTTAGCAAAAAGTACAGATAAAGCTGCTGCGTCAAATAGAAGAAATGCAAAAAGCCAAGAAAATGTAATTAAAGGACAAAAAGGCATTCATCAAGGAAACTTATCTTCTGCTAAAGGTTTTTCAAAAATGAATCAAATGCTTGGCTCTGGCGGGTCAAGTGGTTTGGTGGCAGCTTACGCAACGTTAGCTGCTAACGTATTTGCTGCATCCGCAGCTTTCCTCGCATTAAGAAATGCAGCTCAATTCGACCAATTACAACAAGGTATAGAACAACTAGGTGCACAATCTGGTAGAACTTTATCTGTTATGGCTCAAGGATTAAGAGATGTAACTGGAGGAGCAATTTCAGCACAACAAGCAATGACTGGAGCAGCACTTGGTGTTTCTGGAGGATTTGGAGCTGAAGAGTTACAAGGACTTGCAAAAATAGCAAGAGGTGCTTCTATTACGCTGGGAAGAGATTTAGCAGATGCTTTTGATAGATTAACAAGAGGTGCTATTAAACTTGAGCCAGAAATTTTAGATGAATTAGGTATTATGGTTCGTCTTGATGATGCAGTAGAAAATTATGCAGCTCAAATAGGTAAAACAGCAGGTGCTTTATCTCAAGCAGAAAGAAGACAAGCATTTATGAACGCCATCTTAGAGCAAGGTGAACAAAAATTTGGAGCCATTGCAGAAGCAGTAGAACCTACTGCGTATGATAAGTTAGGTGCAACATTTGCAGATTTAACAAAAGATATATTTGGTTTTGTAAACAATACTTTACAATTAGAAAAAGTAATAGGATTTTTAGCTGAAAACGTTATAGTTTTAGCAGGTGTTATGGTTATGTTTGGAAGTACTATTGTGAGTACAATGTTACCCGGACTAGCAAATGCCGCATCAGGAGCTTCAGCCACAGCAGAAAAATTACAACTTATGGCGACAGCTCAACTAGAAGCAGCTGATGCAGCAGTATTAGCTGGTAGAGCACAAATAGGTCAAAAAATTGATTTAATGCCAAAAAGTTATAAAAACGCAGCAGCAGCTATAGATGGCGCAACAGACAAAAGCAAAGCCTTAAGACTAGAACAAAAAAAGATTAATAACTCATTAAGACAACTGGACACAACAAGAGGAAGAAATGCAAGCAAAGATAAAGCTCGACATGATTTAAAAGTAGCCGCTTTACATAGAGAAAATAAAATATTAACTCAACAAATACAACTAGATACCACTACTCTTTTTACAGCAGGTGCTGTATCCTTTGGAGGAGCAGCAACAAGTATTTTTGCAAATATGAAAGAGGAAATAAACTTAACAGGTGAACAAGCTAAAAAAGCTGGTAGTAAGATGGGACTTTTTACAAGATCAAAAATAGCAAGTAGCGCTGCTGGAACAGCTTTTATAGGTGTTTTAAGATTAATTGGAGCAACTTTATTAAGTTTCGCATTGCCTATAGGTATAGCAGTAGCTGCTCTTGGACTACTATATGCTTGGTTTCAAAAAACTTATAATACAAAAGAAGTTAAAGAATTTAATAAAGGACAAAAAGAATTAGGTGATATATTAGGTAGTTTACCTAAGAAAGCAGAAGCATACGCTAACGCTCTTTCTAGAGCTCAACCACTTGCAGCACAACAAATAACAGAGTTTTCTATAATAAGTGGTGTATTTGACGAAATTAATACAAAGCTAGAAAAACAAATTAAATTAAGAGAAAAAGCAAATAAGTCTAGGCCTGTTCCTATAAGGGAAGGACTTGACTCAAGAAAAGCAGGACAAGCAGCAAATAATTTATTTTCAGGAAAAAGTCAAGGAGACATTAGTGGAGCAGCAGGAGAAGCACTAGGATTTTCCAAAGACACAATAATTAATGCTTTAGATTTAGAAGGTACACAAAAAGCAATATATGACGCATTTAGTGGTATTGGGGGCGACAGCACTCTAACAGAAGAAGGTCAAAAAGCAATGGACAACTTAAAACAAGGAGTTGCTGAAGTATTTCAAATAAAAGACAGTCCTGAGTTTCAATCTTTTATGGGTTTATTAGGTTCAGATATACCAGTCGTAGCAAAAATACTAAAACAAGAGTTAGATTTAAGTGAAAGAATAAAAAAAGGAGCAAAGGTAACAAAAGAAGAATTAGCAAAGGCAATAGATAATGCAAATGAAAGAACAAAACTTTTAGGAGCTTCCGTTAGTAGTGTAAATGCGCAGTTAAAAGCAGGTGAAAAACAAGCAGGAAGTTTCTTACGTGCACTTTCTCCTAAAACTCCAGCAGATGAAATAATCAAAGTAGTAGATGGAATAATTACAGAAGTAAATACTTTAGAAGAATCTATGACAAAAGCGTTCAGCAGTGAAGGAGCTGAGTTTAGACTTGGAGAAGTAGGTAAAGCTCTTTCTGCTACAGGTGCTCAAATGGCTAAATTAATGGGCAACGAATTTCAAACAGATTTGTCAAGAGTAAAAGATGCAGAAAAAGCTATAAATGATGCAAAAATACAAGGAGTAGAAGTAACACAAGCTCAAAAAGATGAACTACAAGACTCTTTAGTAGTACTAGGTAAACATAAACAATCTTATAAAGACGCTTCTGAAGTTTTAAAAACAATACAAAGACAAACAATAGAAAGAAAAGGAGAGCTTGAGAATATAAATAAAATATTACAAACTGCAAATAAATTTGAAAAGTTAAGTGTTCAAGCAGCTAATCTAAGAAATCTTGCTACTGCAAAACAATTAGAAGGTGAAAAAGAAATAACACAAGCTTATAAAACATTAGTGGAAGGAACTTTTTCATCTATGGATAACACTAGTGCATTTTTAGACATGTTTGGAGATGGTTCATCATTAAAAGAAATATTAGAGGCTGCAAAAAAAGAATCAATAGCAGCAGAAGATGTTTTTACTTATAGAAAACTTATAAGAGAAGAAAAAGAACAAGAATTACAAACAACTTTTCAAACTGCTACAGCTCAATCAAATATGCAAATAGCAGAAGCAAAAGCAACTCAACATCTTTTAAATTTAAAAAAAGAAGAAAACAAAACAATACAAGAATCTGCAAGATTAAAAGCTCAAATAGCTGCTTTTGATAGAACAGGAAGTACAAACTTAAGTGGAGTTCAAGAGTTTGACCTTGCAGTTGAAACCGCAAAACAAGAGGCAAAATTTGCAGAAGAAGAAAAACAATCAAAACTAGACATAATAAAAGCTGAAACAGTAATAAATAAAGCAAAAGTAGATTTATTGAAAGCTCAAATGATAGCTGCAGGTATAAATATTAAAGCTTCAGGTGTAGATTTTCAAAAGATGAAAGAAGATTTTGAGACTGCGGAAGGTTTTGCAACAAGTGCTGTTGATAAAAATGTAGAAAATTTACAAGACAAAGTAAAAGTAGCAATTATGGGAGGCTTTACTACAGCAAGTGAGCAAGCAGCAGAAGGAGATGTATTTGGAGCATACACTACAGCACTAAAAGCAGCAACAACAGAAGGTGGACAAGGTGGTGATGGTGGAAAAGCTGTATCTACTGCAGAAGCATTTGGATTAGCACAACTACAAATGGAAGGTTTTTCTGCTGCAATGGAAGGACTTGGGCCAGAGGGTGAAAAGTATCAAGCATTTATTGGGGGAATGTCCGCTATGACAAGTATGGTACAAGTATTTGGAGAGACAGGCTCAACAGCAGCAGATAAAGTAAAAGCCGTATCAGGAACTCTATCTGCAATAGGAAGTGCTATTATGGCTTCTTCAAAAGCTCAATCAGCTGAAATACAAAATCAAATAGACATGGAAGAAAAAAGAGATGGTAAATCAGCTAAATCTCTAGCAAAAATTAAAGCTCTAAAAGCAAAACAAACAGCAATAGAAAGAAAAGCATTTGAACAAAATAAAAAGATTCAATTAGCAAACGCTGTTATAAATGGTATGGCTGCAATACAAAGTGGATATGCAACACAACCATTTATGCCATTAGGTTTAGCAATGGGTACTATGGCATTAGCAATGACAGCTATGCAAATAAAAGCAATTAAATCACAACAATTCCAAGGAGGAGAACAAACCGCAACAGCACCTCCTTCTAGTATAAGTGTAGGAAAAAGAGATAATAAAGTAGATGTGTCACGAGGAGCTACAAGTGGAGAACTTTCTTACTTAAGAGGTAACCAAGGAATTGGCTCAAATGCAAATGATTTTAGATCAGCAGCAGCTGGAATGAGAAAAAGTTACGCATCAGGAGGAGAAATTTTAGTAGGAGAAAGAGGACCTGAAGTAATACAACCAACTCAAGCAGGTTATAATGTAGTGCCAAATGATAGAATTGGTGGAACATCAAATGTAAACTTTACAATAAATGCAGTAGATGCAGCAGGCGTACAAGATTTACTACAAGCACAAAGAGGAAATATAATCGGAATGATTAGAGAAGCAGCAAATGAGCATGGAGAAGAATTCATGCAAGATGTTAATACAGAGGCATATTCATAATGGGAGCATATACAAGTTTTCAAAATATACTACCAGACCCTAATAACAGTTATGGAGAAGGTGGCCAAGCAGCAGGAACAGTAGGGCCAGGGTTTGCTTCGGTAGAGTTTTCTTCTGAAGCTCCTATACAAGTTTCAAGAACAAACAGTGGGCGTGTAATAACAAGAGGAGCAGCTGGACATAGATGGAATATAAAAATATCATACAATCCTATGACAAGAGACCAGTTTGAGCCAATTTATAGTTTCTTACTAGCACAAAAAGGAAGACTAAAACCTTTCTTTGTACAACTACCTAATCAGTATACTTCAAGAAATACTGCTTTTACTACTTATACACAAAGTAATACACCTACAGCAGGTACTGCTTTAAATGCAGGTGCAGAATTTATGTTACAAGCTAATCATTCTGCAACACAAACAACCACTCCTAAATTAGGAGATATGTTTACAATAACAGATTCAAACGATAGTTTACACACTAAAGCATATAGAGTTACACGCGTAATGACTAATGCAGACTATCATTCAGGACTACACTCTCAGCCTACTTCAGCGCAGAGAATTGTGTACTTTACTCCTGCTTTACAACGTGCCGTTTCTTCAGGAGCTGGCATAGATTACTACCAACCTTTAATAAGAGTCATACTACAAAATGATATTCAATCATATAGTCTTGGTACTAATAACCTGTACCAATTTTCACTCAATCTAGAAGAAGCACAGGCATAACATGGCAGAAAGACTACTATCTACTAATTTAAAGAAATTACTCATAAATAATGAGCCGTTTAACTATTGTCACTTATTAAAATTCGAAAGACCTAGTGAAGCTTTATTAAATGGCACTTTTAGTACTGATGCAAAAAGATACGCATATTATACAGATTGCACCCATAATGTAGCTTTTGATGATGGTAGTACAGATATGGACGGAAACTCAAATGGAAGTCAAAATTATGTAGCAGATAAAATAAAAAACGTTAGTAATTATTCAGAAACAGTAGAAGCCAGAGCTTCCGGAATGACTTTAGATTTTTCAGCAGAAGCACTTAATAGCCAAGTAGTTAGTAACGCAATAACAGCAAGTGCTAGTGGTAGTACTCTTACTATGCCTTCTCATATTGATTTAGTTGATGAAGGATTTAGAGAGGGAGATAAAATACTAATTACTGGGGGTACTATGAATGGAAAATTCTATAGAATCAATGGTATAAAAACAAACAACACAGTTATTAGTCTGGGAGTAATAGACCATGCTGTAGCAGATCAAAGCTCAGGAACTAGCATAACAATTACACTAGCTTCTGATGAATTAAAAGGACCTTTAGTAGAAATAAATGATGGTTCTTTAAAGTCTTATCATAATAGAGAAGTATTTGTTTATAAAGCATTTTTAGACCCAGATGATGGAACAGTTGTAGGAAGTCCTGTATTAATATTTAAAGGAATAATTAATGCAACTTCTATAGAAGATAATCCTACTTCAGGCCTTAGAGTAAAATGGAATTTAACCAGTCACTGGGGCGATTTTGCTGCTGTTCAAGGAAGAATATCAAACGACAAAATACATAGAGCTGCAGACGCAAATAATAGAGGACAACCTCTTGCAGCTATAAGACCTGAATACGCAAATGATTTAGGCTTCATGCATGCAGAACAAACAACTAATATCTTAGCTACTTATACTGCTATTGAGCAAGAGCAAAGAATGAAGATGAAGAAAAAGTGGTATGGTAAAGTAAAAATAAGGACTTGGATGGAAGATGTTGAAGTTGATAGAGATGTAAATCTTAACTTTTCTTTACAAGCTGCTTTTTTACCTGTAATATATGGTGTAGATAGAGTAGCAGGCAAACCTGTATTTGTAGATACTAAATCAAATGACCCTAATAATATTTATATAGCATATGCAATCTCAGAAGGAGAAATTGCTGGATTATATGATTTGTATATTGATGGAAGTCCTCTTGTATGTATCAATAAAGAAGATTCAGATGATAGAAATGATAGCACTGGAGCCGCAAAAGAAAATGTCTCAGTATTTTGTAGAGGTAGACAAGATTTAGGAACTACACTTGGTGGAATTAAAAAATCAGGTGCTGGAGTAAGTGGTTCTAATACTGCAACTCACCAATACAATAATGGTGTTAAAGGTATGGGAAGAGATGGATGGAACGCTGTAGGAGAGTATATAGATGAGTATACAACGTCATACTATACACCAAATAATAGTGCTAGTGGATTATCAGTTACAGCAACAGACTCAAACGGTTCTGGAGTAATTCATGAAGAAACTATAACATTAAGTCACCCAAATAATATGCAATTAACTCTGCATACTGGTAAACCAGACCAAAGAGCAAACGATACTTTAGTAACCATAGCAAATAGTCCTGGATTTAAAAGACAACAAGATTATTTTACAGGAGACTTTGAATATTGGAGTCCTAATCATAGATTATTAGACACAGCATATGTAGTATTAGATTGCGAAATATCAGAAGATGCTACCACAGTTCCTGAAATAGAGTACGTTGTAAGAGGTAAAGAAATACAATCATATAACTATGACTATAGTTATGACCATTCAGGAGCAGGAAGTCAATCTGCAGGAAATTTTAAAGTTGGTGATGTAGTAGATTTAAAAAGAACAGATACAAATGCTACTATAAACAACGATGTTTTTATTATAGACAAGTGGACTTTTACAGATTCAAATAAAACAATTAGAACTAGATTTAGATTTAGTGATGCTCCAGATTTGACTTATACAAATGGAGTTCCAGCAATTACTGCTTTCTATATGACAGATGGCACAAACAGATGGGATATGGTAACATATAATCATGTGGGTCATACAGGTACAGTTCCTGCTACTTTAAGTGTAGATGTTACAGTAAGTGCTCCTACAGATAATCCAATGACAGTAGCCACAGGAAGTAATCCAAACTGGATCGAAGGATTAGACTTTTTAGGTTTAGAAAAATTTTTAAAGTTCTTCTTTACTGATGAAAGCGAAGCATATTTCGGAAAAGCTTTTCCTTTAGGATTTACTGGAACTACAGGTACTCATACAGGAGGAAACTCGACAGGAGTTACTACTGGTACAAAAACTATAGTTTCAGCAGATAAAATAAAATTAGCAAGTTCAGCAAGTAGCTCAGATGACTACTACATTGGAATGAACATAGAAGTTACAAAAACTTTAACAAATGCTACCACTGGTGTAAAAGAAGCTTCAACATATACAAGACACATAGTAGACTATAATGGTTCAGAAAGAGTAGCTACTATAAGTGAGCCTTGGAATGACCTAGAAGCTCCAGACCCAGATGATATAGTACATTCTGATGGAGCTGTATTTACTTATAAAATATTACCAAAGCTATCACAAGATGATAAAAGAGTAAGTATAAATCCTGCAATTCAGCTACTAGATTACATGACAGCAAAAACTTATGGAAAAGGTTTAAATATAAATACAGATATTTCTTTATCAGACTTTTTACTAGCAGCAAGAACATGTGATAGTAGAGGAACTCAAACATTAGTAGGAAGTAAAACAGCCACAGTAGGAGATAGATATGTATTAACATCAGATGGCACATCTTCTGGCACAATACTTTCTATGGGGTTAGTAAAATCTGTAGGAGACTTTGCTGATGGAACAGACCATACAGTATTTCAACAAGTATATGGAAAGTTCACTAAGATGTTTATGAAAAATAGCCATTCTTATGCTGTAGGAGATATTATATATACTGGAGAAGCCACAGGGTATTATAGAGTAACTACAGCAGGAACTAAAAGCACTAAACCAACACATACTTCAGGCACTCAAAATGGCATGGCTAGAATTACTAGTATTCCTTTATATAAATTAAATACAAATGGAACTATCTCTAGCACAACAGCAACTTTTTCTAGAATCCAAGATGGTAGATATCAGAATCCTTGTGCTGAGTATAGTTCAGCTACTAAAGGGTTTGATACTGGGTATAGTTTATTTGATGCTGACTTTGTAAAATATTGGAGATACTTAGGTTGGAACTCTCCACATCAAAGAGAAGTAACAAGACACCAATTAGCGGGTACAGTAGATACCTCTAAGTCTGTTTTTGAAAACATAAATGGATTCTTAAAACAATTTAATGGGTTGTTATCTTATGAGTTAGGCAAATATGCACTAAGAATAGAAACAACATCTGATACTATAGCTTCTGATATAGCTACTTCTAGTGATACAGGATATAGTGTAGGAGCAGAAATAAACCCAAGATTTATAACAGAACAAGATATAATTGGAACAATTAAAGTAGATGATAAAGGACCTTCTAAATCATATAATACTGTAAGTAGTTCTATACTTGACCCAGGCAACCAATTTAAAGGAACCGCTGTATCTTTTTACGATTCCAACTACTTAAGAGCAGATAAAAATGTTGTCAAATCTGGAACAGTTAATGTTGCTTCGATTTCTAGTTATTATAATGCTAGAATAAATGTAGAAAACTTCTTGCGTAAATCACGATTCGGAATGACAATAAGTTTCAAAATCGGACCAAAGGCTTTATTATTATTACCAGGTGATACAATAAGTATTACTCATGAACGATTTGGTTTTTCTGGAAAGAAATTTAGGATTAGTAATATATCGTTTCAAAAAGATTGCAGTGCCAGTATACAAGCGTCAGAGTATGATGATAGTTTTTACACTATATCAAAACCAGCTCTACCTAGCGTATCTGGAAACGACCAAAGACAGGGATTGCAGGCTTCACCAGGAGACCCGAGCGGACTATCAGCATCAGCTAAAGCTGTAGGAAGTATTGATTTAGCTTGGACAAATACAAGTAACTTTACAGATAATATGTTTACTGAAATTTATGTAAGTGTAAATAGTAATGCAGCAAATAGAACTTTATTACATAAAACTCAAGGAAGTACTAACGTTTATCAACATAATGTTGGAGAAGATGGAGCTGCTAGATATTATTGGATAAGACATGGTAAAACATTTACAACAACAACTGGTGGAAATAATAAAGTAAAAACTTTATATTCAGGATTTCATGGCTCTGCAAATGCTACAACAGTTATACCTAGTAGTCTATACGACGTAATACTAGAGGCAGACTCTAATATATTTAATGCAAACAGCTCAGGAACAATTCAAAGCCCTAACTCGATAGCACTTACAGCAACAAGACATAATTTAACAAATGCTGTAACATTTTCTAGTAGTCCTTCTGTTACTTTAACAGGTAGCGGTGACACTAGAGCTCTAAGTAAAGCTAATATGGGTAGTAATACTGCGGTAACTATAACAGCTACAGTATCTGCAACTTCAGATGAACAAGCTGCTGGAGCCAACTCAAGTTATACTAGTCAGGTTACAATAAGCAGAGTTAATGAAGGAGCTGATGGCAGTGATGGCAGTGATGGTAGTCCGGGAGCAACAGGTCCTACAGGTCCAACAGGTGCTCGTGGTGGTGGTGTATTTAATTTTGAAGAAGCAACAACAAGTGGTTTAAGTGATACCAACGTTACTAGCTGGACAGGAAGTCTAACAGATGCAAATGCAAATGCAATAGCAGCTTTAGTAATAGCAGCTTCTCCTGATAGTAAAATACAACCAAATGATAAAATAACAGTAACAGACAATAGTGCAAATAAAGCAGGTACAAGAGTCTACACAGCCGCAGCTACAGGCACAGCATCAGAAGCTGACGCTGCAGATTTCAGTTCTTTAGTTGTAGAAACTTTTGATGGTAGCGTAATTGTAGACGGCACACTAAGTGCTTCTAAACTTACAGCAGATACTACACTAACAAATAATTTAAGTGTTGGAAGTACTATGACACTAGCAAGTGGAGGTACTTTTAATACTCCAAACAAAACATCATTTACAGATAATGATAATGGATTTTTCTTAGATACAAGTGGTAACTTCTTTTTAGGAGACGCTACAAATCATTTAAAATATACTGCAAGTTCAGGAGCTTTATCTTTAGCAGGAAGCTTTTCATTAGCAGGACCAACAGGACCAGCGGGTGCACCAGGGAGTAACGGTACTTCTGCACAAGGACAAAAAACAATAGAATTATTTAAAGTAAATGATTCTACTTTTGGTACTACAACAGCAGGAACTTTTGCAAATCCAACAAATGGAGCAGAATCTGGGTGGAGTACAACTCAACCTACTATAAGTGCAGGTCAAGTAACATACATGGTAAGAAGAACTTTTACAAGTGATGCTGCTAG